AACTCATCCCGAAGAGACGGTATCTTATAAAAAGTGCCAGAAGGTTCTGGAATAGAAACGCAATAAAAACCATGCCATGCCCTAAACTGGGAGTGCCAATGAGCATGCCATTTAATATCAGGGTAAGTGCTGTCATAGATATTTAGCCAACATTGGATGTAATGAGGTTCATTTATTTCAATAGGCAAATGATAGAAACATTCTTTTATCTTGTGGTACAACTCATGGAAAGACTTCCGAACACCAAATAATAAGTTATATTCGTTAAATAATTTTGTTGTTTCTGGGGCGTCTGCATGATAGCCCCCTGCAATCGCTTCTCCCAATTCTTTATTAAATTTTTTTTTAATTGACGGAGCTATTCTTAAGCAATCTTCCCTTATATTTTCTATTGAATTAAATTGTTTGGTAAATAAATAATCATTTGCGAAAGAATCGTCAAAATATTTCTTGTTTATTTGCACTTCCTATGCCTCTTGTATATTCGTTTTGTAAAAGAATAAAAAGGAACTTTTTTAGTGCTTACATATTCTGAACTATCTTTTGATACTGACTTAGCTTCAACTATGACTTTTCTGTCAGATAGCGGTAGCCAATGGCAAATCGGAGTTCCTGCCTTTATTAAAAATTCTTGCTCTTTCTCCCTTCTTTTAATGAACAGGTTCACATTAGTTGAATGTTGATGATAAAAGTTTAATATTCCTGGCAATATTTCCAGCCCTTGCAATGCTTTTAGTTCCCAAGCTGGTTTAAAACCCAAGAAATCCATTGGCTCATCTGTACTAAAAATCCACGGGGAGGCTATTTTTAATTGTAAATATTCGCCTTCCCCGCACATAGTATTGTACTGATAATAAGGATGACTCTCACACATGCTCATTCTATCTGAGAATTGGTATCTAAACTCATCTGTATTTTCTGGTCCTACATTTATATATAAATCAGACCACATTCTGACAATAATTCCTTTATTGTGTAACTCAAATCTACCAGGACAAGTTTTTACATTAAACGGAGGCGGTTCTCCAGCACACATTTTTCTTGCGATATCAATATCTCGGTGAGTGGGCAAGTTTTTGACCCAATCGGGAACAAACGATGTTTCTGGCGGAAAAGATAAATGCATTCCATTATCGTAGCAAGTTAGAGCTTTTACTTTTATTGGTTTATTTTTAATTTTTAAAAAATTAAACATTGGGCATTTACCTAAGAAATATGATTGTTATGGATTACTACTGTGTCAGTGCCTGCGTAAAACGTCAAAAAACCAATACATGCAATATTGTAATCTGGCCCTGTTTGTTCTGACCATGACGGGACATTTATAAAAACATGTCTAGCCAAATACTCTTTTTGGTTGTTTTCAAACACGCGCCAAACATGGTCTATAGTGCCTCTATTGGGTTCTCCTCGGCTTTTATTAAAACGGATGTGATATTTATTCATTATTTATTTTTCATTTGGAGCAATAGGCCAAGTGACTTTATTGGGATACCCTGGTTGTTTTTTAACATCACGCAATTCTTTACGATACTTAATCCATTCTTGTTTTTCTTGGATGGTCATAGGCACGTCGGGTAACACAGCCCAATCACTTTTAAGTAGATAATTTTTTATTCGTCTGTCCAAGTGGTCTTTTTCAGTAGGAGGAGGAGGGGGATCAGGCACTTCAATGTCGGTTTCAATCCATGCCAAATTAGGAAGGTTTACCCACGACAGATCAGATAATCTATCTTTAACCCCGTGCATACCAAAAATTGGACCCCATTGATCCGGCAATAACACCGGATCGTTCAATGGGGTATTAGTAGTTCTGTCAATTAACTGCCAGAGTTTTCTGGGCATATCACTTTCTGCTTTCTATTCATACAATAGGGAAAACATTTTCCTAATCACTGGCAAATCCCTTTCCGTTATAACCGTGTAGAAATAAGTTCCATCATCTGATCTAATCCCAATCTCATGACAACCATTGAATTGGGTACCAACAACTAAACTTCTTGCCCTGGTCAGATTTGACTTGATACCGTTAAGCCCAAACTTTTTTTCTATTTCTACAAGTTCGGGGGGCGTTTCTTGTTTTATTTCTACAGTCTTTTGTTTTTCTTTTGGCATTAGAATGGGCACCATGAAATAGTTACGCTCCCGCCCGGAGGAACCGTTACAGGATAGCTTCCTGCTCCACCTATAGGCTGACAACAATAGCTAACAGGTGATCCTGCACTTCCAGAATTACCGGAAGTACCCGCGTACCCTTGGCCTCCTTTACCTCCAGGACCTCCGCTTTTACCACCGCCACCGCCACCGCCACCGGGACCGCCATCGCCGGGACAAGTATAAGTGCCGCTTGATGGATTTCCAGAAGCGCCAGTTCCACCATTGCCGCCCCCAAAATAGTTACGCACAGCCCAATAAGCGCAATAATAATAGTCCGCTATGCCTGCGGCATAGCCACCGTTACCGCCGCTACCCCCGTTTCCTGCGCTCCCGCCGCTCCCTGCTGGACCACCGGCGCCCCCCGGAAAAGATAACGGAGTGGGTAAGCAACCAATAGTAGATGCCGCACCAGTTGGGCCTGTGTTTCCTGAAGTGCCTGCGCCTCCTACATTTCCTGCGGCGCCAGCGCCACCCGCCCAATTAAAGGCAAACATATATGTGCCAAATATTGTTCCATAGCCCCCAGACCCGCCGTTTCCAGCATTTGGGCCTATTGCGGCACTTCCTGAACCTCCCGGACCTCCATTTCCGCCGCTAGTGCTAAGAAATGAACCAAAAGGAGAGTTGCGGATAGCGTATACGCCTGATGATGTACCGCCGCCGCCACCGCCGCCGCCGCCACCGCCGCCATTAGTACCTGAATTTCCAGGGCATCCGGTACCGCCAACACCAGTAACATTAATCTTTTGAAGGCCAGACGGGGCAATAAAAGTACCCGGTGAAGTGAAAACTTCACAGCCGCCGGGGGTTTCGCCTCCCATAACACCAATTCGTGAACTTCCTATAGGCATTTTCTTGTCTCCTAAAGGTTAAATATTTGGCATATCATATAAAAAGCCAGCCTGTTAGTACATACTTTGCGGTATCTCCATATACCGGATTTCCTCGATGAGGATGGGTGTAAGTTGCAGGCCAAAAAACAATAGTATTTTCCTTTGGGTTTATTCTTAATTCCTGCCTTATAAATTCAGTTTCGCCTGCGTTCTCCGGCGCTATGGTGTTTAAATACATTAAAAAAGTAATATAACGCCCTAATTCCAGTCCCTCTCCCCTTTCGTGATGCCAAATATGGTAGCCCCCACCGGGCATTGTTTTTTGAAATTTTAATAAAGGCATGTGTAGACGATAGTTTTTTATGTCTTCGTATACAGCCTCATCTGAATACTTGGCTGCCGCTTGGTGCATATACTTTAAATACGTTGAAAAATGCGCCTCTTGTCCATTTTTATCCACAATATAACCAATTTTGGCATCTACATCTCTTACATGGAAAATAATATTTAGGTCTTCTTTGTGTGTTTTTGGCGCCCCTTCTGTTGTCTGACGATCACGGAGGAGATTGTTAGCCTCGTAGTTATCTATGATGCTGATTAATTGTTCGCATGTACCAGGAGGGAAGACATCCTCTACAATGCCTATATCTTTTTCAAAGTAGGTTATCTTCATGCAAATGGCCTATTCCCATTGACCCAACAAACTAAAGACTGCCTTTCTCCAGAGGTTACCGGGGACACCCTATGTAATAGGAAAGAAGGGAATAAGACCATAAGCCCTTTTTCTTTTGGTATATTTTCTTCTTTAACTCCCCGCATAAAAGAAAATTCCCCGCCTTCATATTCATTTGGATTATTTAATTGTAGAGCAATACTAAGTTTTCTAATCGGACCATACCCACAGTCCATGTGCCACTCATATTTCCCTGACTCTTCCGCTTTGTAGTTCCCCAATTGCAAAGAAGATATATGCGATAATTCAAAATTAAAAAATTCTTCATTTATTCTTTCAATGTTTTTTTCAAGCCGATCATACAACCAAGCATATTTTTGTTCGGGGATTATCCAATTAACTCTGGTCACTCTTATGTTTTTATCTAATCTTGAATTTTTATTATCTCCGCCTATGACTGCATGACTGTCGGCTGATTTAGCAATACCAGATAAATAATCTAACTCTTCGTCATTAAATATATCTCTAACCAAATAAAAACGTGTTGGGTCAGATTGTTTTTTTACATTTAAAGAATAAAAATTTCTTCTTTCTGTGAAAATCATAAATTATTTTTCAATGGCAGTTATAACAAAATGCAGAAATTGCACTTCAGATTCATTTTCACCGCCTATAAATTGGTGTGGTAGCCAAGAATTAAAAAATAATAAAGTACCTGGTTCTAGGTTATTAAAGTGTATGTACTGGGTCGATGGTTTTACATCAGAATGAAGTGGCGCCGCTAAATCTCCCATTAATTTTCCCGGTCTTGGGTCACTAAAAACTGGGTATGGGCAATTTCCTTTGACCTTTAAAATATAAAAACCACTAAAAATACTATTACCATGCACATGTAAATAATGGTGTGCAGGCGGCGCTACTTTTTGGCCCCAAATTGAATTTGCTTTAAATTCGTACCTAGCTACGTCATAGCCGTCGTTTTCTGAAACAGCAATAGCTAATGTTTCCAGGTTTTTCTTAAAGTTAAAAAAGACTGGATTATGGGCTAAATTTTCGGTCTGCACATAACGTGATCCCTCTATTGAGGAATTCCAGTCTTTTTCTTCAATTTGTAATGTTCTTAGTCCGTCCGGCTCTTCCGCTCGGTGTATAACGGAAGAAAAATATTGAAATGACTGCATAAATTAGCTGTTAATCCATGTGTTCAACGTAGCCGCTAGTGCAGTAACTTCGTCAACGGTCATATCTGGTGTATTGGCGTCAGCTAATCTTCTGTTCTCAAAGATAATAGACTGTGCCATACGCAGACAGTCTGCTTTACAACGCATCTTTTCATTCGCAGTTGTCGATGCAATCATAGCCTCTTGCTGTGCCTGTATAAATTCAAGTTCCTGCTGTTGTTCTGCTGAAAGTGCCATTTTTCTGATCTCCTAAAATATCAATTATGACAAGTTTTTCATTGGAATCGACGCATACCACGTCGTGCCACCGTCTACTGTTGTAAAGAACCAAATGTCGGTTGCATTAGCATCAGTAGTCCTAGCCACGGCACCTTGCGGGTATAACACGGTGCCTCCTGCAAATGCTACAGTTCTGCTTGGGGTAGCGTCATTTGTCAGAATAAGAGTAAACGACGTTGACCTACTGCTATTCTGATTACTACTGCTAAGTGTAAAAGTGCAATTACCTGTCAATGTTGCAGTAAATACAGACCCACTGCTAGTAGTAATAGTTTGTGCTGTTCCTGTATTGCCTAAAGCTACTACTTTGTCTGAGAAAATACCAGTCAAAAAGCTGGCTGTAACGTCAACTTCTCCAGACCCTTTAGGTGTTAGGTTAATATCTACATTTGTATCGCCGCCAGTTGCAGATATAGTAGGCCCACTGCCGGTTGCGGCATTGGCTACTGTAATCTCATTCACCGCCGATGCTGTAGCAGTAACTTTGATTAGTTCATTGCTATTGGTGTCTCTAAGGTCCGTGCCAATAATCGGACTTGTTAGCGTCTTATTGGTAAGTGTTTGAGTATCTGATGTGCCTACAACAGTGCCACTTGGAATAGCTTTCTGTGGGGCTGAACCGTCAATATTTCCTGATCCATTGGAAAGAACAAAACTACTCGCCGCAATTCCAGAAAGAGTATTGCTGTCAGCGGATATTGTTTTGTTAGTAAGCGTCTGCGTTCCATCAGTTAGAACAAGGCCGGTATTGACAACCGCCGCGCCAGCCCCCGCTCCGTCAAGGTAAACCGCCCTGGTCTCGCCTGTCGGAATGGTAACATTCCCCCCGCTTCCTTGGCTGATATTAATGCTCTGAGAACCTGTCGTAGCATTCTCAATAATCATTACCCTAGAAATAGTGTTCGGGGCTATTGTTAGAGTCCTGGTAGCTGTCAAACTGGCGCTTGAGGTCACTTTAAAATACAGGGCACGGGCTGGATCAGTGGTGCCATCTGCCACAGTAGTAGTGGCATCTGCGTCAGAAGCAAAGCCGTCCTGCGTAGCGTATCCCAAAGAATCCGCAATTAACTGAAGGTTGGTATTTGTGCTTGTGCCCCAAGTGCCGGACTCGTCACCCGTGGCGATTTCTTTCAATCTAAGGTTGTTTACATAAGTTGCCATTGGTGTTTACCCCTATTCCAAAGTAGAGCCACTAGCTTCGGGCACGCTGGTAGCATAAATTCGCATATTTGTGCGTAAGTTTAAGGCTTCGCCGCAGTCGGAACAAGTGTCCGCCGCTAATTCCGACTCATCCAAGTCAAAGCCGCAGTTAGCGCAAACTACCTCAATTTCATGTTTTGGGTCTATTGCGGCACCCACTTGCGTTGC